CCCGGATCCTCAATCGGCCTCAAGCTGATTGCAACGTTATTTGTTGCATTAACCTGCAGCAGATTTCATACCCGGGAGGTTATGCCGTTTGTCACGGCTCCAGCCATTCTAGGATGAATGTCCGGATTACAGACAGGTCGCTCGTATTCGAAACCGAGCGGGGTGCTCAGCTGCTCTAGTTGGGCTTTAATAATAACCCTTCAGGAAACCAATGGCCGTATCCGTATATAAGACACGGACGCAGGATCGATCCCTGTCTGCGTTCCAAACAAAATGGGACACTTACAGGAAGATCGATGGCGTCTATGGCTTTTACGGGTCTGGTGTTGGTACGTCAAGAACACCATCTACAGTAAACTACCGGACATCCGGTTGGTATACCTATGGTGGTCCTGGCTCCTGGAAGACCTTTAGAGCTGAGAACGGTTACCTGCCAACGCAGCATATGTGGGAACTCTCTGAGTTTACACAACCTTCGGCAACCGTTCCCGTTTACTTCGCTTATAATGGTGAGTACCGGGTCGAAATGAAAACATCAGACCCTCCGTACTTGCCACGATTAAGCGGTATCTCCTACTCCAACCCGTACTTTCACTCTGATCCAGAGTGGACTACGATGGTGCAGGATGCGCAATACAAAGCTTTAAGTAAAGCGCGTGATATGAAAGTAAACGTTTCCGTTATGCTTGGGGAAGGTCGTCAGACCGTTTCCATGCTTGCGGATACAGTTCGAACGCTGGGAAAAGCTTATCGCAATTTCCGGCGTGGTCGCTTCCGTCAGGCGGCCAAAGAGCTTAATCTGCCTTTCGATCTTGTAACTCGTCGAAGTAAAGATGCTGCCAACCATTGGTTAGCTTATAGCTACGGTTGGATGCCTCTTTTGGCAGATGCAAAGGGCCTTCTTCAGTTGGCAGAGAAGGGGCTACTTAACCCCGAAAGGGGCCCGCGCTTTAGTGCTGCTGGTAAAGTTACTGACCAGCGTCGCTTTAGCGTTACCCAGATGGATCAGGGTGCTAGTAATCTCCCCTTCGGGGAGACTCTAATATCCGGAGACACCTGGGTTGTAGCCAGAGCTCAGTTACTCCTTGAATATAAAGCTGGAGCAACCGGGCTCAACTCCGTAGGCATGGGGACTTTCGACCCTCTTCTTACGGCCTGGGAGCTAACTCCTTTTAGCTTCGTATTCGACTGGTTTGTCGACGTCGGAAGCTACTTGGAGCAACTCTCTACCCTCGAAGATGTAACCGTCCTCACCGGCTTTGTGTCCATTCTTCAGTACTCCAAAGGGAGTGCTGTAATGATGAAGCCACAAAATACTGGTTGGATTGACGGGCAGAAACCTTACACGGAATTTGCCTGGCGGTTATACAAGAGGTATCCCTGGAGCGGAAGTGTCTCCCTTAGGACCCCATTGTGGGACGGGCTTAATGCCCGCCGACTTACCACAACCGCGGCTCTTTGGAGACAGAGAACAAGGGGGGATCGTATACTTGGTAAGTACCGACCTTGACTTGCTCTTACACCTCTTAGTTTGGCTTTTGGCCTTACTCGAGGTTTTCTTTCGATCTCCAGAATGTTTGTCACAACTATCCGACATGGAGTCTACGTTATGCCCTCACCTGAACAGTCTCCCGACTCACCTTCTTCTCCTTTAACATTTAATACGTTATTGGAGGAGATTTTGCGGACGTTTGACCTTCAGGTACAAAGCATGACGACGGATCCCGGACCGGATGGGGATGTGACGTTAATTACCACTCAAAAGCACCAGGAGTAAATCATGGGCGCAATTGCCAATCTCACCCTTCAAAACCATGCTGCCACGAATGTCACGTATTCTGTGCAATCCGAGCAAGATGGTTCGGGACTTTGGGCCGATACTTCGCAAGGCACTCCGGGCGGTTTCCGCACGGTGCGCATGGCGATGGAACGACCTAAGGATCCCACGAAGGGCGTCTTCCGTGTTCGCATTTTCATCGCACGGCCGGTTGTGAACGGTACCACCGGGCTCGTTGACTACACGAGTAGGGCAAATACTGAGATCATCATCCCTGTTCAGACCTCTCTGGCCGAGCGCCAAGAACTGTACGCCGCCTTTAAAAATATGGCAGCGAGTGCAGTTTCTGGTTCGGCTGTGAAAGACCTGGAAGGGGTGTGGTGAGATCATGAACGTCGGGAGTGAAAATTTCCGACGCCCCGGTGGAGGTCCTGACTGGAAAGCCATTATCTCCTTCGGATTGATCTATCTCTATCGATTCTGGCGTGAAGCCAAACGAAAGGATATCTCAAATGCGACAACCGATGCGAAATCGCCGTCGCAACCTCGAAAAGCTCGCCAAAAGCGTAGCTAAGGGCCTCCGATTACAATCGGATGTTCTTGAGGTTGCCCAACTACTGTGGGAACGACTCGACACTCCTACATCCCTAGGTCTTTCTCTTCTTGCTAAGAATCAACAGCTTGAAGAGGTGGTAAAGGTCGAATTTGACCCGCACCGCTACCTAGATGATGATTGGAAGACTGCGCGAGATGACTACCAAGCTATCTCGTTTCTCCGTAAATTCCCTTTAGAAATATCGGGAGTTGACAGAGAGTCAGTCGCTAGAGAGAAATTTCTAGCCTCTGAGCAGTTGTGTCGCAAGACTAATGAATCCTTCCAGGCTTCGGCCGATCGGGGATTTAACCCCGACGTCGAAAGAGTAATTCACTCTTCACGGCGAAAAATCGATCGTTGGCTTGGTAAGTTGGATTCTCGGTCTTGGGCCCTTCGGTGCCGGTTTGGACCGGGCGTCGACGCTCTGAATAAGGGCGAACACGTTAGTCCATACTACAAGCTATCTCGTCCGTCGGTAACACCCGACTTCAGAGATGGAGCGCTGGCTTTGGTGAGAAGCCACCCAGCGTGGGAACGTTTACTTCTCGACCCATCGCAAATTGAGGATTTTAACCCTCAGGATGGGGATCAAGAAGAGCCTGATTTCCTAGGTGCTGATGCAAGAGCTGATCAGCTCAGAGGAATTCTCAGCGTCGTTCCCGGCAACCGAGTCACATTCGTACCCAAATCGGCTCTAACTCATCGCTCTATAGCGATTGAGCCCGGAATGAACATCTTCGCCCAGTTGGGCTTAGGTGCTCTGATCCGGTCCCGTTTGAAACGTCATGCGGGGTTAGACCTTGATAAACAAGCTCCTAACCAGGAGCTTGCTTGTCTTGGAAGTCGACTTGGGACTGTCGCTACCATCGACCTCAGTAGTGCTAGTGATACTATCGCTACCGAAGTCGTCCGCCTTCTGCTCCCTCCTGAGTGGTTTACTGCTCTTGATTGGTGCAGAAGCAAGACGGGAACTCTCACTATGAATGGTGAAAACCTTACTATTCGTTATGAGAAGTTTTCGTCTATGGGCAACGGATTCACGTTTGAGCTCGAAAGCATGATTTTCTATGCGATTGCACTCAGCGTCGTGGAGCTGTCAGATACTGACACTTCTACCGTCCGTGCCTATGGTGACGACATTACCGTTCCAACCGCGTGTGTTAATGCGTTGGAGAAGATGTTAACATCGTTTGGATTCATAGTTAATCGTCAGAAGAGTTACTCTACTGGCGTTTTCCGTGAGTCCTGCGGTGCTGACTTCTTTAACGGTAAGAATGTCCGTCCCTTCTTCCTAAAGGAATATTGTGAGTCTGCTCCAAGCCTTTTCCGTCTGGCTAACGGTATCCGGAGGGTTGCTTATCGCCGCAACTTTGGTTTCGGTTGCGATGCTAGGCTTCGCCCTCTTTGGCTACACGTGGTTCGTCGGATTCCAAACTCTCTTCGGGACTTAAAAATCCCCTTCCGGCCCACCTTAACCAGGTGGTCCGATGTAGAGAGCGGAGATGGGGGCCTCGCCGTAAATCACGATGAGGCCCTTTCCTCCCCATACGTTCGCTTTAACGCGGACTATATGGCAGGATGGCTTTTTGCATACTTACAAGCACGCCCTTCGATAACGAAGGCAGATAGTGAGCAATTTGGTAAACTTTATCTTTTTGCTCTCTATGCGTGTAGGGACGGGACTTCTGCAGAGACTACTACTTACGACCAATTAGTCGGTCGGGGTGAGTCAAGCAGACGACTCAGTACTCGGGGTTATACCCCGGGTTGGTTTGATTTGG